GCGGCGATGAACCAGATGATCGATTCGTGGAACACCGAACGCCTGTCGGTGTTCTCCACGCAGGATCAGACGTTCCTGTGGCCTGCCAGCACGCGCAGCCGCACGCTGGGGCCGACCGGCGATTTCGTCGGCAACCGGCCCATCCTGCTGGACGACGCGACGTACTTCCGCGACCCGGGTACAAACGTCAGCTTCGGCATTCGGATGATCAACCAGCAGCAGTACGACGGCATCGCGGTCAAGACCGTGACCTCGACGTATCCGCAGGTGCTGTGGGTCAACATGACCTACCCGAACATCGAGATGTACATCTACCCGGTGCCGACGCGGCTGCTGGAGTGGCATTTCGTTAGCGTCGAGGAACTCAGCGGTCCCGCCACACTGGCTACGGACCTGACGTTCCCGCCCGGGTATCTGCGCGCGTTCACTTACAACTTGGCGATGGAGATCGCGCCTGAGTTCGGCGTCGAGCCGTCGGCCCAGGTGCAGCGCATCGCCATGACCAGCAAGCGTAACCTCAAGCGCATCAACAATCCGGACGACATCATGTCGATGCCGTATTCGCTGGTGGCTACGCGGCAACGGTTCAACGTGTACGCCGGGAACTACTAAGTGAAGACGCCGATCCTCGGATCGTCCTATGTGGCCCGCAGCGTCAACGCTGCGGACAACCGCATGGTGAACCTGTTTCCGGAGATCGTGCCGGAAGCAGGCAAAGAGCCGGCGTTTCTGAACCGCGCACCTGGGCTGCGCAAGTTGGCCGAAATGGGGTTCGGTCCCATCCGGGGACTGTGGTCGTTCTCCAACGACGCCAACTCGGCGTTTGTGGTCAGCGGCACGCAGCTCTACAAGATCGATACCAGCTACACCGCGACGCTGCTGGGCACTGTGGCCGGCACCGGGCCGGTGAGCATGGCCGACAACGGCATCCAGTTGTTCATCGCGGCCAACCCCAACGGATACATCTTCAACACGCAGACCAACGTCTTCGCGCAGATCACCGACCCGGACTTTCCCGGAGCAGTGACGGTCGTATACCTTGACGGGTATTTCGTCTTCAACGAGCCGGACAGCCAGAAGATCTGGATCACGGCGTTGCTGGACGGCACCAGCGTCGATCCGCTGGACTTCGCCAGCGCTGAAGGCTCGCCCGACGGTGTGGTGTCGATCCTGTCAAACTTCCGCGAGGTTTGGGTCTTCGGCACCAACAGCGTCGAGGTCTGGTACGACTCCGGCGCGTCGGACTTCCCTTTGCAGCGCATCCAAGGGGCCTACAACGAGCTGGGCTGCGCTGCCCCATACTCGGTAGCCAAAGCCGACAACGGCGTCTTCTGGCTCGGTTCTGACGCCCGTGGCAACGGCATCGTCTACCGGGCAAACGGCTACACCGGCCAGCGCATCAGCACGCACGCCGTCGAGTGGCACATCCAGCAGTACGGCAGCCTGGCAGACGCCATCGGCTACACCTACCAGCAGGAAGGCCACACCTTTTACGTTCTGGTCTTCCCCAGCGCCAACACGACCTGGGTGTATGACGTCGCCACCAACGCCTGGCACGAGCGGGCGGGCTGGAGCAACGGGGCGTTCACGCGCCATCGCTCGAACTGCCAGATGTTCTTCAACAACGAAGTCATCGTTGGCGACTACCAGAACGGCAACATCTACGCCTTTGACCTTGAGGACTACTCGGACAACGGCGGGATCCAGCGCTGGTATCGGACGTGGCGGGCGCTGCCCACCGGCCAGAACAACCTGCACCGCACGGCGCACCACACGCTGCAGATTGATCTGGAGTCCGGCGTCGGGCTGAACAGCGGTCAGGGCGAAGACCCGCAGGTCATGCTGCGCTGGAGCGACGACGGCGGCCACACCTGGAGCAACGAGCACTGGTCGGGCATCGGCAAGATCGGCGAGTACTACCGCCGCGTGTTCTTCCGCCGTCTGGGCATGACGCTCAAGCTGCGCGACCGGGTGTACGAGCTGTCCGGCACCGATCCGGTCAAGATCACGATCATGGGGGCTGAACTGCTGATCAGCCCGACGAGGGCCTGATGGCTACGTCGCCCAGCGCCAACCCGACACCGATCACGCCGCCGCGCGTGCCGATGATTGACGCCCGCACGGGTCTGATCGACCGCGCGTGGTATCAGTTCTTCCTGTCGCTGTACCGCGCGTCTGAGGCGGCGATTTCCGACCAAGACCTCGGGCCTCCGACGCAAGACCTGAGCGGCGACTTCAGCAACCTGTACGACCAAGCGCAGCTTGCGTCGATGTCCGATCAGGCGGCTGTTTTGCAGCCGAAGATTGATGCGCTGCAGCAAGAACTGCAGACGTTGCCCCGGCAAGAACTTGGCACGATGGCCGCGCTGCAACAGGCCAACCTGCCGTGGGTGACGTTCGATACCACACCAGAGCATGTTCCAACGAGTATTGGGACAGTTGCTTGGGATGGCGGCACGACGTTAGGCATTCAAATGACGGCCAACGTGCTTCAGCCAGTGGGCGAGGCGCAGTACTTTTACATCAAGGCCGACAGCACAATCACCAAAGGCCAATTGGTCATGTTTACCGGCGCGGTAGGCGCCAGCGGCGTGATCAAATGCGCGCCGGCCACCGGGATTACCGATGGCCAGTACCTCATGGGCATCGCCGCTGAGGACATAGCGGCCAACGGTTTTGGGCTGATCACTTCGGTTGGCCATGTCCGAGGTTGGAACACCACGGGCACTCCGGTTGGTGAGACTTGGGTTGATGGCGACATCCTGTACTACAACCCATCAATCGCTGGCGGTCTTACCAAAACGCAACCCACGGCCCCTAACGTCAAAGCAACAATCGCTGTCGTAGTGAATGCCGCGCCTGCGGGCTCTGGCGATGTGTTCGTCAGAGTTTCTACGGGTTCTGTGCTGGGCGGCACCGACTCAAACGTGCAGTTTGGCACGCTTGCCGCTGATGATTTGATCCAGTACAACGGCACGATTTGGGAGAACGTCCCAGCGTCAACGGTCATCGCGGGAGCGGGCGGAGCGCCAGTCACCAAGACGGCGGACTTCACCGTTGCCGTTGGCGAGACTTGGCTGATCAACAACAAGTCCGGTTCGTCCTGCACTGTGACGTTGCCCACCGCGTCGTCGTACACAGGGCGCGTGCTGCACTTTCAGAACTACCAAGCGCAGACGCTGGTGTCGGCGTCGAGTAACGTGGTGCCGCTGGCCGGTGGCTCAGCCACCACAGCCATTTTGGAGGCTGTCGCTGGTGCCAACGCCACCTTGGTTTCTGATGGCACAAACTGGATAATGACGCAATACGATTCCAACAATTCGTTGGAGCTGGAGTAAGTTATGACTGTCACCGTCAAGGTGCTGATTCCGGCCAAGACGGCCGAGAACAGCCAAACCACGCAGTACACCGCTTCCGGCGTCACGGCGATCATCGACAAGTTCACCGCGACCAACTACAGCGCGTCGGCGGCGACGATCAGCGTCAACTTGGTCACGGCGGCCGATACGGCTGGCAACCAGAACCTGATCACCAAGACCAAGACGCTGCAGGCCAGCGAGACGTACACCTTTCCGGAACTGGTCGGCCATGTGCTTGCGCCCAGCGGGTTCATCTCTACAATCGCCGGCACGGCGTCTGCAATCAATATCCGCGCGAGCGGGCGCGAGGTGACGTGATCACTCATCATTTCGGCGGTGGGGTGTACGCAAAAGAAACCCACATTCCGGCCGGGCACTTGCTGGGCAAGCATGTGCATGAGTTCGATCATCTGTCGATTTTGGCCAGCGGTACGGTTGAGCTGTCAGTTGACGGCGAGGTGTCTGTTATCCACGCTCCGGCTTGCTTGACCATCGAAGCCGGCAAAGAACATTGCGTCAGGTCTGTCACGGATGTCGTGTGGTACTGTGTTCACTCGACTGACTGCACTGACGCGGACAAAGTTGATCAAGTACTGATCGAGAGGTAACTACTATGCCGTGGGCTTTTATCATCCCCGCCGCCGCGTCGCTGATTGGCGGCTCGATGGCTTCAGACGCTACTAGCGAAGCTGCCGCCACGTCTGCAGAAGCCTCAAACCGCGCGGCTGAACTGCAGCGTGAAAGCGCTAGAGAGGCGTTGGCGCTGCAGCAGCGCATGTACGAAGAAGGCGTCGCACGCCAACAGCCGTACTACCAAGCAGGCGTCAACGCGCTGGCGCAAATGCAAGGCCAAACCGGCGCAATGCCACCAGCGTTCCAGTACCGGCCCGAGCAACTGACGACGGACCCGGGCTATGCGTTCCGGCTGAGCGAGGGCCTGAAAGCGCTTGAGCGCAGCGCTGCGGCTCGTGGCGGTCTGATGAGCGGGGCCACTGGCAAA